CTGGACTTTGAAATACTCTAATAACCTCTCTTTTAAACACGTCTGACATGATTTTCCTCCAAAAAAAACGTTAAAAACCATCAAAATTTGTCAAAAAAAACACTTGACAAATTATTTATCTGTGGTATTGTATATATATAGTCAATTTTAACCCAAAGGTGTTCAATGGCTCGTCCGAATGATACAGAAGTTATGGCTCGCATTGCCGAACGTTTTGAAATTCTTGAAGATATGACCACTGCCGTAAAGGAAGGTGACGTTCGTGCCATGATCGTTGTTGGTCCGCCCGGCGTTGGCAAATCATATGGTGTGCATAAGAAATTAGACGAGCATTCATTGTATGACGAAGTTGCAGGCAAAGTCAAATATCAAGTTGTCAAGGGTGCTATGACTGCACTTGGTCTGTATGCTAAATTGTATGAATTTAGTGATAGTGGTAATGTGTTAGTATTTGATGATTGTGATAGCGTGTTGATGGATGAACTATCACTTAACATTCTCAAAGCCGCACTTGATAGTGGCAAGAAGCGCACCATTCATTGGAATGCTGACAGTAATTTGTTAGCAAAACAGGGTATTCCTAATAAGTTTGACTTCAAGGGCGGTGTTATCTTTATCACTAACTTAAAATTTGAAAACATTCGTTCTAAGAAACTACAAGATCATCTTGGTGCGTTGCAATCTCGGTGTCATTATATTGATTTGACACTAGATACCGAACACGATAAATATCTTCGTATTCGGCAGATTGCAGAAAGCGGTCAGTTGTTTAACGGTTATGATATGACCAAGCAACAAGAAAGCGAAATTCTGCGTTTTATGAAGGACAACTCTAAGCGGTTTCGTGAAATGTCATTGCGTACTGCTCTCAAGTTGGCAGACCTTCGTAAATCGCAACCACATCGTTGGCAGCGAGTTGCAGAAGTTACAGTTATGAGGAATGGCGTATGAAAACATATGATATTAAAGGTTATGTGACAAAACCACACGAACCTACTGCTCAATTCCAAGTTACTGTAAATGCTAATGACCAGACTAGCGCACGTCGTCTGGTCCAAATGCAATATGGATTGGGTGGAACAGTTACCATTCAAAGAATATTGGAAAAGAAAGGCAAATAAGTGTCTCAAGAAATTAAACGTATATTTTTAACTGGTCCGCCTGGCAGTATGTGGAGTGGATGCGATAGACGTTTGCGTCAAGCATTATTAGATATTGACAATAGTGATTGGACCGAACAACGTCAATGGTTAAGATTTGATGGAACTATTCCGCATCGTGGTGCTTATTTTAACATCGGTAATGAATTTGGCGAGTGGGTTTGTAACTTTCACAAATATAGTCGTGAAGAAATTTTAGAAGTTGTAGATAGCGTATTTGTTCCACAACCTGAAAAGAAAGTATTGGTGCGTATTCATAAGAGTCATGAATTTGCTCATCATCTTGATCAAATTCGTGAGCAATTTCCAGAAGCAGCCATTATAACTATTAATAATGATCCTCATAAATGTTTGGCAAATTGGGGATTGTGTGATGGTTTTAACCATGTTTATGATACTTATGATTGGTACAATAAAGATTATGAACATATTTGGGAAACTATTAACTATCAACATTTTGCAATTCGTGATTTTATCCGCAGACATAGTTTAGATATAGGTATTCTTACTAAACAATGGATCATTGATAATTTAGGAAATAGATTGCAACCAGAATTTCTTGATGGCGTTGAACCTGAGTGGGATGGTATCAAAACAATTTACATACCACAAGATGCAGGATATGGACTTGTTGATACTATTAGATTATCTTGTGTGCCGTGGGAAACCAAACTAAATAATTAAAAAGGATAAAAAATGGAAGAAGAAGAACATGATTTTTGGACAGATGCTGCTAGATTAAGTGCTTACCATTTTGATAAAAATAGAATGGACCCGCGATTTGATTGTGCTGTTGGGTTAGGAAGTTTCAGAGGCGATTGGGATGATGAAGTAGAAGAATGCCTTAAAAAAGCAATTCCAGTTAGTATGTCTTTGCGTGGCAATAATATTACCACAAAATATCATAGCGACACTTATCATAAAGACCCAATTTTAAACGGCAAGTACAAATTTGAAAAGAAATTTTTTGATAAGGTTGGGTTTGATTACGACAAATATCCTGTTTTGTCTAAGACCGCTGAATTTGGACCTAAAATGCAAAAGATGATTGACATGTTTTGTTTTGCTGATCCGCAATGGCATACATTTCATGCACAACACATTGGTTCAGTATTTCCATATCACATTGATGTTTTCCATCGTCGCAATGTTTTAGCAGAAATAGACCCAAGCAAGATACTGCGTGTTGTAATCATGTTACGTGATTGGGAACCTGGTCATTTTTATGGTTATGGTAATTACAATTATCAAGGATGGAAGGCTGGTGATTTTCACACATTCAATCATGCTGATACGCCACATTATACTGCAAATGCTACTTATAATCCAAGATGCTTATTGTTATTGACTGGTATAAAAACCAAAGCAACAGAAGAATTTTTATGGCGCGCACGTAGCACAAGTCACATTGATATTTAAAAATATCAATAATTTAATAAAAAAGCAGAGCATTTGCTCTGCTTTTTTATTGTATATGCTACATTAATAATGTATATTAATCATAGATGTTATGTAAAATTATAATTCGTGATGAAGTAAATTGTAAAATTGAAGGTCTTGATGCTGATACACGCCGCAGACTTGTGGCAAAGTTTAAGTATGAAGTACCATATGCTCGTCATTTGCCAAGTGTAAAACTTGGTAGATGGGATGGCAAAGTAGCATATTTTCAACTTGGTGGTTCTACCTATATCAATCTACTTCCAGATATTATTGAGTATCTCAGTGAGCGTAATTGGGAATTTGAAGTAGAAGATAACCGGTCTTCACGTCAAACGTTTGAATTTAGACAAGTAGATAGCAATACATTTGCTCACAAGACATGGCCAAAAGGTCATCCAAACGTAGGGCAACCAATTGTGCTGCGTGATTATCAAATTGATATTATCAATCAATTTTTAGGTGATACGCAATGTGTGCAAGAAGTTGCAACGGGTGCTGGTAAAACTATTATGACAGCAGCACTTAGTCTTATGGTTGAACCATATGGTCGCACTATTGTTATTGTGCCAAGTAAAAGTTTGGTTATTCAAACAGAAACAGATTACAAAAATCTTGGGTTAGATGTTGGTGTTTATTTTGGCGAACGCAAAGAATTAGGTCGCACACATACTATCTGCACGTGGCAGAGTCTGAACAGCCTTTATAAGAGCAGCAAAGGTGTGGGAAATGAATGGACCATGATGCTTAATGTTGCAGCAATCATTGTTGATGAAGTACATCAAGCCAAAGCCGAAGTGCTTAAAGCATTGCTTACTACTGAATTTGCTGATATTCCTATTCGTTGGGGATTAACTGGAACTATTCCAAAAGAACAATTTGAACAAGTTGCGTTGCTTGTATCTATTGGTAAAGTTATTAATCAGTTAAGCGCCAGTGAATTGCAAGAACGTGGAGTGCTATCACAATGCCATGTTAATATTGTACAAACAGTAGAACACAGTGATTTTAGAAATTATCAAGAAGAATTAAAATATCTAACAACCAATAAAGATCGACTTGATCATATGGCAAGTCTTATTGGCGAAGTAATCAAAACAGGAAATACACTTGTATTAGTTGATCGTCGTGAGTGTGGCGATGAATTGGTAGCACGATTGCCTAATAGTGTATTTGTTCATGGAGATATGAAGAATGCAAATCGTAAAGAACACTATGATGAAATTGCTAACGTCAGTGACAAAATTATTGTCGCAACTTATGGTGTGGCTGCAGTTGGCATTAATGTTCCTCGTATTTTTAATCTTGTTCTTATTGAACCTGGCAAGTCATTCGTTCGTGTCATTCAGTCTATCGGTCGTGGCATTCGTAAGGCAGAAGATAAAGATTTTGTTCAAATCTGGGACTTGACTGCTGATTGCAAATTTGCTAAACGACATCTAACTAAACGCAAACAATTCTATCGAGAAGCTAACTATCCATTTACCCAAGAAAAGAGTATTTACAAATGAAAATAGCAGTATGTGGTTGCTCATTTAGCGCCATTAGTAATTTACCTGAATATAATGGAACACATTGGAGTGAAATTCTTGCTAATAAACTTGGCGCAGAATTAATCACATATGCACGTCAAGGAATTGGCAATAATGTAATACGATTGCAAATTGATGAAGCAATCAAAGAAAAAGTAGATTGGGTATTCATTGCAAGCACTACCGAAGACCGTATAGAATTTCCTGTTGAAAAATTTATTAAGATAGAAGATGGTTCGCCTAACCATAGTGCCAAAGAAGAAAATCGCAATGGCTATCTTTGGGAAGATGGATTAAAAAATTTTAACTATGGAAATGCACATCCTTATCGCATGATTGCTGAAACAATGTTTTCTGTAATTGAAAACTATGACCACAACTATCGTATTGCAAAAGTAGATAAGCATACACGTATGGCCATGGAAGGTTATGCAGCATTTCTTTATGATGCACATTGGAAACGTCAAGTAGATAATTGGGTGTTGTTTAGTGGGTTATGGAAACTTGATGCTTTAAAAATTCCATTTTTATTCAACGGGTGGAATACATGGATTAAGGGACGCAGTTGGAACGAAGATTTTCCTCGTGAATTTACTGAAAAATATTTTGCACCACCGCAGTTTGCACTAGGTGCTTTTTGCGATAGTCATCCGCTTATTGGACCTGATCCAGGCTATCATACTCATCCAGATGGTCAAGTGGCTATTGCCGAACTATATTATAATTTTGTTAAGGAAAGACAGTGAGAATATTAACAGTAGATAATACCGTATTTGAAATGAATAACCTACCAGAACAAGTTGATGATTTGCGGTTCTGTGTTTTAGACAACAGTAATCCAAGTGAAGCAGATTATTATTTCTTGCCACTTGTATTTTTAGAAAGTTTTAACGATCCTGCACTTGTGCTAAAGATAGGCGAACACCGTATAATGATGCCTTATAATTGGCGAATTCTTATTGGTGAAGCAGAGATTGGTGATTTAGAAGCACTCCCCCTTACGAAACTTAATGATCGTGGTTTTCAAGCATTTACATTTAATCCTATTAGTTCATTTCGTGCAGCATTTATGAATATTGAAATTGAAGATGTTTATCAGGATGTGCGTTGGTATTTTCCTAAATTAAAGAATGGTCAGCTACTTTGCATCCCAATAACTGATGGACCAAAACCAATCTGTGCATACTTTGTTAAAGAAATTAGTAGAGCATCGGAAACGATTGATATTCAAAATATAGTGTAGTATAATATAAAAATGAATAAACTTGACATTGGCTATGAGATGGCACAGTTGGATACCAAGAACCGTTCCTTTTATGATGAACTTACCGATGAAGAACGTAAGAAGTTCTCCACATACCTTATGCTGCGTTGGGGTAGTGCGGTAGGTGGTGAGCCTATGTTGCAGCAATATTATCTGCAAGCAATGAATGAGCGTGTTAATAAACGTTTCTTTGACCTTGGTA